GAAGGGTGCCCTTATGGGGCTTCCTCTTTCTTGGTTTATTCTAAATCTCGCTAATCGGCAGTGCGCAGACTCTGCAATCGCTCGTGCTCGGAAGGGCAGGGGAAAGGGTCGGAAGGGTCCTCTCGGTAGGCAGCCTTACCGCATTTGTGGGGACGATCTTGTAGCTCTATGGGCACCTCGTGTCTCAAAGTTGTATGGTGATTACATCCGGGAAACCGGTATGAAACTCTCATCTTCTAAGAAACACTTAGTGTCCCAAACCTATGGTGTCTTTACGGAAGAAATCTTCTCCGTTAAAAGATCACCATTGGGCAAAGATCATCCCGCTAATAGGCCTCCTGTAATGAATGCTGAAGTTGAAGCATATAAGCCCATTCCTGGGTCTTATGCGCATGCAGCTTTAAAGGCAATTCAAAAGGAGAAAGCCAAATCCGTTTTGAAAGAGTCTCTCCGTTACTTCCGTAACCAAGGTATCTTTGCAAAACATGGCCCTATTATCATCCAACCTGAAGTCGTTATTAAACTTCGGGCCGGACCACAATGCAGACAAGGAAGAGTTTTCGACAAAGGTCCTTTGACATTTCCACTTCGTGGTGTCCTTTCTAGACCCGGACGTGATCCGGATACTGGAGTTGACATTCCTTGGTGGTGTGCCATCGGTCCTGCGCTGACGACTCTTGCCGAACATCACCCTAAGCAAAGGAAACTTCTGAGATTTGCCGTTATGAGAGCTCACCCTGGACTTAAGTCCTGGGCGATTTCTCACGGTTTTTATCCAGAACTCCCTCGCGGGTGGGGCGGTTTCGGTCTTCCTACCAAAAGGACGGAGGCTCATACTAGGCTCACTTCGGTTGTACCGAAATGGGTGGCTAGGGGGATCCACAATGCAATCTTCTCGAGCGGTAACCCGCCAGAGTTTGATTTCACTGGTCCCTGGTCCCAGCTTAAACCTGGACATTACCGATCAATAGCAAGCGATTTAGTCGCTTCTGCTGAGATGGGTAATGCGGTTTTTTGGATTGCTAGTAAAGGCCCGCGACCGGAAGGAGTTGTTCAATCGTTCGAAGGGGTTCTCCCTAAGGACCGGATTGAACGCCTTACAGAGGTACAGTGTTGGGACTTGACCCTAATGATGGGTCCGGAACCTTCTGTACGATATAAGGTGTCTCCTTTCAAGGTCGCTGGAAGTATCAGTAAGCGGTATCGAAGGTTGTACGTGAAGCACAG